CACCTCCGCCGCCCACGCCGCCCACGCCGCCCGCGCCGCCTCCGCCGCCCACGCCGCCACCTCCGCCGCCCGCGCCGCCGCCTTTAATTCTTCACTTGTTATCTTGCCCTCCAACCAATCTCTTTTTGCCTGTATGGCAGCTAGGCTCCGTGTATCTCCGTTACCATATTTTGTAAAGGCATCTTCCGCTACTCGACAGGCAAAAAGATGTAGTGCTTTGGTAGCGTCTACCATCCACAAAACCTCACGTTCCGATGCTACAGCCTTGTCCTGAGACTCTATCAGCTCTCCCCCCAAGCGTACACGACAGGCGTACAGTTTTGCGCTATCCATCGGTGCGTAAGCTAGAGCATCTATCGCTCGGCGCGAGGCATGAAGACCCCACTCGCATAATGCTAGCTTACCCGCTACCTTTACGGGCCTCCCGACCTCCACGACTTCCCGGGTGCCGTAACGGAGTCTCTTGTCCTCGGGTAAAAAGTGCCATCCTAGCCATTCATTAGCGCTCATCTTTCTCCTCCCCAAACAACCTTTGGATATTATGCCCCCATACTAGGGGCCTTGTCAATAGGTCAAGACACCATTTTATGGCGCCCACGATCTCACGAGTTTCGGGCTCCGCCCAGCGGGCCATGTAATCGCCACAAACGGGCGAGGCCCGAAACCGATTGCGGTCGGTTGGGAGAGTTTCACGGACGTGTATGCCTACCGGGAAGTTTTGCACCAGTAACCCCCTAGCTTTTGCGCGCGGGCATCGACGGATGCCCGCTTTGCATCTATACGTTCCTGGCATCCTTTGAGGCTCAGGCACCTATACTTCTTGCGTGAGCGGTCATAGCTCGTGAGAATCGAGCCATGACAGACGTAGCAGAGCCTAGGATTCATCAACTGGCCCATCCACAAACGGCGCTCTGTTCTCTTGCTCGAAGACCGAGCCGGGCATCAGGGTGTTATAGTGGTCATTACAACATCCATGTGTGACCGACCAGCCTTGAGCCTCAAGGTCGCGAGTCTTGGCGCGGGATTCGGGACACCACGCGCAGAGACGGTAGAATCCTCTATTCTTCGTCATATAGCCTCCCAGCCAGTCTATCCCTAAACTCCATCGGTACTTCAGTTCTACGCACTATTAATCTAGGCGTGTTGACTGCTCTAGAGAGGCGCCAAGCTGACATAAACCAGTCTCTTGACCATTTGCGCCCTTGGGCATATCCCGCGATATGACCGTTTATACGGTCATTTAGCCCCTGCGTGAACTGCCTTAGAATCTCTTCCCTGTTCTCTGGCCACCATGTACACAATGTAGATTTGTACATGGTGTTTACTGGAGCAGCCTTAACAGCCTTCCAAGCCTTCACGTAAGCGCACAAAGTTACGGTTCCGCTACTTGTTACTATTACTCGTTGCATTCTTACTCCTCCTCACAGTCCCCATAACCCATACATCCATCACAAAAATCCCCTTCTAGCCCGTAGGGCCTAGCGTGGTGGGTATGGTCGGTACTTAGGCCACAGGAATCACAGATCGCCATACTCGTCCTCTTTCTCCGAGACTTCAATATAACTCATCATCAGAGAGTAAGCCCAAAAAACTTTTCTTTGCTTTAGGGCATCTTGTTCTATGCCGAATGAACTTTACCCGTTCCCATCCGGACAAGAACAGGCAATTAAGACAATACCCCCCAGCTTTGGCCTTAGCTATTTGTTGATTCTCCCATGCTGCGTGTTCATTAATACGTTCCCGCACCGATTGAGCTACAGCCTCCGCAGTTTTTCGATCATGTTCTTTTCTTTCGTCTTCCATTTGCCGTCTCAAGAGTCTAGCTCTCAATCCCTCGACAGACCAAAAGGGACTAGCATCGCACCAAGGATTTTCGCACTGGGTCTTGGGGGTTACCACGGGAGCCTTGCAGAATGGGCAATCAAACGAGCCGTCATCATAAACGTGCTTAGCTTCTCGCGTTTCGCCTAGCACTGTAGTCACTGTAGGTAGCTTTTTACTCTCCATACTCGTCCTCCTTCTCAATCCGCACCTTAGCTTCTAGCTCCTCCGCTATCCAACAATCGCAACACGATTCGAGACAGCGGTCACAGGTTTCACAAAAGGCCCGCCCGTCATCATGGGGACAGAGGTGGGGCCATGTTGGGTCTGGCCCCCACACTATAGCCACCTCTGCTTAAGCGCGTAGCCGCCGTCGGTCTCGTAGCTCATCGGCTCATTGCGCCAGTATTCCCGACCGTCCTTGTGGTAACCGGCCGTATCGAATCCCTTGGGCCATAGGGCCCATCCCAGCCGATAGACAACCTCGAAGCCCATATCCATCCCACAGCCGTCCACCTTTAGACCCTGGCCTTGCTGTGGGAACGAGGCGTCGATGGCCTTGGCCACCAAGCCCGTGAGATAGAAAGGCTCCCCGTCTTCTAGCTTGTAAACGTCGATCCGCCTGCTCATTCCTGTGCGCGACACCTTGCGCAATACAGTGTAGACCGTATCTCCGGGCTTGAGTGTCTTTCTCAGTTCCTCTATCGCTTCCTGCCGCTCTGCTTGTTTGCGAGTCATGGCTTTTTGTCCTCCTATCCTAAACGATATGCAACCGCCGTGCCACCGGCGATTGCCGGTGTTGGCGCGGGGTTTGGTAGGTTGACGTGTGGGGATTTAGCCTACATAGCGACAATCTGCGGCGCCACTATTCGGTAGGCGTTACGAAAAGTAACACGGCGGAGTTGAGTAATCTACTTGGTGACCGGTCGGTAAGGGGAACATATAAACTGTGGGATTAGGAATAATTGGGCTTGCCATATTGCCACCCGACTGCTACTGTCCACTAATTACCATAAATCAGTTACCATGATCCTTTAGAATCAACGAGGTACTACAATATCCACTAATAAGCGTTATCCCCCTTAGACATAGGGGGTGGTATCTAGAGAGGACATTAGATATTAAATTGTATTAAGTGCTTTATATTGTATAGTATATATAATACTTGTATACATAACCATTAAAGAGAGATATCTATAGAGAGAGCGATAGAGAGAGTGTAAAGAATCTTTACATGTCTAGAGAGATAGAGAGCGAGTGTAAAGACCCTTTACACATTTCTACCTCTCCATAGGGCTATGGGTACCCTACTTTGCGTAGTAACGGGGATAATTGGGGTGGATTAGGTCGAAGAGCGCGCTATGCTGATGTCCTAGCGCCACTTGTCCATCTTCGGACATTCCCATCACTCCACAATCCCCCCTCTCACCCATATTAGTAGGTGCAAGATTGACACGGACATTTATATCAATGTGTGATTATTCCCCTACCCTATCGCAACCTCCCACCTAGCAATGACATAGCGCGGGGCAAGAGCCCCACATGGGTGGGGGGCCGAGGCCACGTCACCTAACTTACACCTAGGTGAGGGGGGGGCAGGGGCTCGGGTCATGATGTGTTAGGTGAGCTAGCCTACCGACCGTTCGGTAAGCGCGGGCGGGGCGAGCGGTGGGGCTATCCTACGCTTCGACGATTTGAGGACCCACCCGTACCAACCAGCCCGGCCCCTCGGCCCCGCCCCAGGGGGCCCCACCACAAACTGCGCGCACACTTTTTTGGGATTTTGTAACTCGTTGTGCGGAAAGGGGTTACTGGGGGAGGTTAAAATAACCACGGCCCGCGGTATTATTCACGCGGCCATGTTAATTAACCTGGCCAGGTGAGCGGGGCCCCGCGGCGCTATGATAATCTCCGCCAAAAAGTGTGATGGTATCGGTTCACGCCCTTCATCCCCGAGCGGCGGACCCGAATTCCTAACGGAGAGAACCACCCCAAGAATATCCCCGTAGGTCTTGTGGCTCTACCCTGAAGGCCCTGACTCATGCCTATGCGAGTTAATGCTACTACTGCACCTATTGAGGTGTTCCTATTCATCTGTTGCTCCACCTTCGCACGTAGGACGTTAGATCGGCAGGTTCGCCCGCGTTACCCCCCGCTTGGGGGGGCTTTGTGCACGAGTCGGGAGCCGATGGCGTTGATCTCGGATGTTCCCATTTCTCTCCGCACGTCAGGCAGGTCACATTAACTGTGTCGGTCAGGTAGTCAGTTATTTTGCTCACTGCGAGATGGGGAGAGTAGCGACCAGTTCGTTGGTCAGTGTTCATAGTGCTTATCCCCCCATAGCCCCCAGCGCCGCCTCGGAACTCAACCATACAGCACCACCAGTGCGGCTACCAAATAAGGCATCGCGAACCAAAAGGGAATTGATGCTAAGCCCAACATCACAGCAATTCTTGCCTTATGTGTCATCTCTCCTCCTCAGAAGTTGATAAGCCTATACGCTCACGAGTCAGATATTTAACTGCTAGTAGCAAAAGTTCTGGGTCATCGGCAAAACATCCTAGCCCATTGTTGCACCTATGACACAATATACCACGAATAGCCAATGTTTCGTGGTCATGATCAACAGGATGTAGATTTTTTAGCGTGGACGGTAACCGCCGTAAACAAAGAGCACAGCAATCATTTTGTTTACATAGCATGTCGTCATAATCAGCTTGGGAGATTCCGTACCTGCGTCTAAGCCCGAGATCTCTTTCCCTACCCTTTATTTCTGGCAGCTGTTTATGTTTTCTAATCCATTCCTGTCGTGATGGTTGTTTGTTGTAGGCTTTTTGCCATGCCTTTCCCGCAGGTGATGCAGCCCAACGTTTACAGCGTGCCCTATCACGCTCTCGTGCCTCTTCGCAAGAGAACTTTCTAGGTCTCATGTCTGAATGATTCTAAATGTCCTGCTGTCAGTCTTTTGCAGCCACTGGAAGTCCTTTAACTTGTAACCGTAGGGATTCAGCGTACCTCGCGCCGAGGCGAGAATGGCCTTTCGCAGTTCCTTCGTATCGTCCACGAGGTCCGCATAGGGCCGGGCCTCCACATTAAGCGAAACCGCCGCACGCATAGCGCCCCCCCGCGCCGCGTCCTCCTCACCAAGGGTCTCCACATGCGTCCTGACCTTCTCGGGTAGGATAGTATACTGAAACGAGCCCTGCACGACTACATGCTGGCCATCCGAAGTGACCAGGGACTGCGGGGACATGTTCTCCCACTCGTCTTGGATACCAGCGGTTACGGCTTCCTCTATCCCTAACGGCCATATCAGGTGAAGCCCCGTCGAAAGCCAGCCATCGCTTGACGAAATTTCCCTGCCCAGTCGCCCCCACGTCGAAACTATCCCCTTTTCAGAGTAGTCGATAACGACCCAGAAGCGAAAAAGGTCAACGAATTCGAGCAGAAAATCTACTAACTTCTCCACCTAATACTCCGTAACCTCCTCTAGCGCCTCGTCTTCGAGGAAAAGCATGTTGTTTTGGGTCTCCAGCAAGTCGATAACCTTAGCAATCTGCTCAGAAATCCCTATGGTAGAACCCATCAACCATACCATGATAAGGAATAGTAAGAAGTCTCGCACCCCTCTACCCTACCACACTCCTGCCAACCTCGCAACGGCTTTTTTGGCTCCTTGGGAACTTGACATTCTCGCCAAGTCCCCCATTTTCGTCATATTTTCTATCCCCCTTGCAACCTCTTTCGCCTTATGTTACCATTCCTCTCGCGTGGCCTCTTCTTCACTCGACATTCGTACTCAGATCCTCCTGGAAGAGGTCGCCAAGCTGCTCTCAAAGGGCCTGAGCCTCGAACATGTCGCGATTCAAGCCGATATGGACGAGGAAACGGTTGCCCGCCTAGTCTCGCACGACGCATTTGACGGGATCTTCGCATCCATCGCGCCCCAGGCGCACAAGCGTTGGCGAGAGGCGAGGCAAGAGGACCTTTCTCAGCGTCGGGTCAAGGTTATGGCGCAGGAGGACGCCCCGGAGCACTACAAAATGCTTCGTCGGCTCGTGCGCGAGAGCGCGGCGTCACTTAGCCCGGACTCTAAGGCCCGAATTTTGACCGATATGATCAAAATGTCCGGCGCGCTGAAGGAGGATTCGACTCGGCAGACCGTGGAGCTGAGTCCAGGTCAACTTGACTGGCTTCTAGAGGGCGACAGGGAGACAGAGGAGGCACTTGCAAGACTCGGACCGAGTCCCAATCGGCGGTGATGTTTTTAAGCGCAAGGAGTTGGCCCGAAAGTGTCGGCGTTATCCGGGAGGGCTCTATTATTTCGCCAAAAATATTTGTGGCTTTACTCGACTCAATCCGCGCATTCATCTTCCGTTTTGCAACTATATCCAGCTCACTGTTCAGCCCTCGGGCCCCAAAATGCGACATCGACCCGTTTCCTGGATGCCCCGTGAACACTTCAAGTCAGTTATCGTTAGTGTTGCCTATCCTCTTTGGCTTCTCGCTTGCGTGGATCGTAATCTTACTATCGCTCTCATAAGCGCGCATTCGGATAATACGAAAAAGTGGCTGGGCCAGATACGACGCATTATAGAGAGCAACGGGTTATTCAAGTTTGCGTTCCCGGCGATCCGCCAAGGCGACAAATGGGCCGAGTCGGAGTTGATGGTGGAGAGGGACCAGAACTTGAGCGGCGAAGCGCAAGCCTCGATAACAGCCTACTCGTTGAACTCGGGCCTCGCCTCGCAGCACCATCATGTGATTATTCTGGATGACCCAGTGAACGAGCAGACCGCAGCATCGGACCAGGAGATGACAAACGCGGTCGAGAAGTATATTCACCTGGAGGAGATTTTGCGGGGCTGGCGCAATTCTACATTCATCGTGAACGGGACTCCGTGGGGTCGCGAGGACGTGTTACATGAGGCGCAGAAAGAGGAACGGCGAGGCTTCCGCGTCAAGTGGGGTCTCGGCGTATTAGGCGACTTCGTCATATCCGACGAGCTGCGCGATTATCCTGAACTTATACCAGAAATCACGCCCGGAAAGCCCATCCTGCCCGAAGAGTGCGACGAAGAGAAGCTAGACCACATTAGACAACAGAATAGAGAAAAGTATTATTTTCAGTATCTCTGCAAGCCCTATGACGAGGGCCGCAACGGTTTCGACTTGGACCTTATTCGGGACTTCGCCGAGTTACCTGATGGTAAGTTGCTTTGCCAGTGCCACCCCTTACATGACCACCACCTACGCTTTGGCCTCACCTTAGCGGTCTCTGACCCAGCCTACACAAAGGGCAAGGAGGGGTGTGAGACATCCATATTGGTGGGGAACAGACAGCCCTGCGGATGTCGCTTCCTGCTCCACGAGTTCGGCGATCATATCCATCCCAGCGAATACATCGAGCGGGCCTGCTATATGGCTGGCAAGTTCAAGACCTGGCTCCGAGGCTGGGGGGTTGAGTCTGAGGCTCTACAGCTCACGCTCAAGCAGTGGTTGGAGGAGAAGCAGAGAACTGGGGAGTTTCCCCTTGACATCGAAATCTTCCCACTCGAATCTCGCAACCGCTCCAAGGACGCGCGCATCAGTGGGGCCCAGAATCCCGTAAATAACGGTCTATGGCACAAGCCCCCGACTATGAAACTAGTGGAGGGCCAGAATAACACCCTCCTGCAATTATTCCACTGGCCCTACTCACGACAGCGTGACCGCGCCGATGCGTTTGCCTATTTTGAGGACGCTTTTGCTGAGCGCCCAGTATCGGGCCGGTCCGACATCCCAGACACCCTCGCGCACGAGAACTCCCTGCGCGAACAGCTTGACATGGATCTATTTCTCTCGGAGGCAATGGCGGAATGAAGAAACTAGCATTATGGCTGAGCGTGGCGCTTATCGGCGTCTTCGCACTGTCCAGCCGCCCAGTCGCCACACAATCTACATCCACCAATTCTATTGTCCTTTTTGCCGACGCCTATGACCTGGACTCGACAACTACCATCTACTGCGACACGGGGGCCACGTATCCTACGGGTACAGTAGCCGCGTGCTCGACCGGCTCAGCGGCCGGAGATGGCTGGATTACGGTCTCTGGTTATGGCAACGTCGCAGTGATTGTGGACGTGGACGCGGTGGACAACAACATCACCGTAGTGGTCGAGGCTCGCTATCGCAACGCGAGCCCCGTGACTACGGACACGATAACTATAGCTGATGCATTTGATATCATCAGCGCGGCGGGAGTTCAGACGTTTGTTCTGAACATCCCAGCAGATCAAATTCGTGTCGGCGTGAGCGTGGCGGCTGGCGTAGAAGGAACAAACGAGGACCTAGAGGTAATCGTCTATCGGTCATTTAACGGACTCACGGCGGGCCTGAGTTCGAGCGGGACATCCACCGCCTCGGGCTCAGGTACTGCTAACACTGTGGTCAAGTTCGACGCAAGCGGGGACTTGGCGGATTCTCAGATCACGGACGACGGGACCACGTTAGACATGACCGTCGCGGATCTTCAGTTCACCAACAACGGCACGATCACGTCTGATGTGAATATGTTCATAAACGCAACCTTTGGCGGAACTGGGGTGATGTTGATCTCGGCGAATAGGACACAGAACATTGCCGTGTCTCCAGCGGCCAATACCGATATTTACGAATGGATTCAGACTCTACCAATCACCGCTGCTGGGCAAACCACGAACGTACTTAAGTTGGAACTTACGAACGCCAACCATACTGGAGGCACAGTTAACGGGTTTCTGATCGGTGCTATTACGGGGGATGCCCAGGCTACGGAGGCAGGCATCAGCATTGAAAGTGGGTGGGATGTGGATATTCTCGGCGTCACCACCGACCTGATAATGGGAGCTGGAGCTGACCGTCTCACACTTACCGAAAATGATGGACTTGAGATTACAGGAATTGCTACTGCCAACTTGGGAAGCGCCGATGCCACGACGCTAAGGCTAACTGCAGATAGAAATAATGACGAGATTGCTTTGATTCTGAGGGGCTTAGGCTTGGGCCTAGATACATATGAGTTCACTGGGACAACGCCCGCCAACAGGGATTTCATTCAAGCGAGTTGGATACAGAGTGTCACGGCGGCAGGACAAACTGGCAGTGGGATAAATCTTGTAGTGACAGAGGCCAACCATACTGGGGGAACGCTCAACGGGTTTAACTTAGGTACGATCACCGGAGACGCCGATTCTACGGAAAATGCCATAAATATCGGGACCGGATGGGACTACGGACTCACTCTACCCGACGACATCCCCATATCCCTAGGCACGGATAGGGACTGGACAATTGAGTTTGATACTGACGATGGGGGACTGGCGTTACTATCCCCGACCGCCGGGCTAAACGGGCTCATACAATTTACGAGGTTTGTTACAGCATCGTCTGGATTCCTGATGAGCCTTACCGGAACGGTTGGGGTGGCAGACGGCGGGGAAACGATTGATGGTTTGGTAGTAAATCTTACCAATGCAAATCATACTGGCACTGGTAATTTCTTTAGCCACCTGAAAATAGCCCCCGGCGTGGGCGATGCAAACGCCAATATGAACGGCATTCTTATCCAAGCTCTAACTGGAACTGTTGGGGCGGCGGGCGAAATCGAGGCCGCAATTAATATCGCTTCGGGGTGGGACACCGGCATCCTCCTCGACGACAACCTGACGGACTACATAACGTTTGAGAATGGGAATGGGAGTTTTAGGAATCATGCTAGCCCTGGTTACTACATCATGCCCAACGGCGTGCATCAGGTTGGTGGGGACACAAATGGTAGTACTCTAGGTGGTGTCGCCAACAATGTCCGTGTTTGGCGAGAGTACATTCCGTACCGCCTTACTGTCTCCAGGATTGTTTGGTCGATAGAAACTGGTGGGGCGGCAGGGGCTGAGTGTAGCGCCGGAATCTACAATGCTGATGGTACGACTTTGCTGATCAACTCAGGCGCACAGGTATGCACGGGAACCGGGGCATACGATATTGATGTTACGGACACTACCATCGGCCCTGGGTTCTACCTATTCGTTGTCACCGCTGATGATGCGACTGTAGTTTGGGAGGTTGATTCGGATGCCACCCCTAACGCAGGCAAAGGCGCTGCGTACAACGCAACCGTAGTTCAAGTTGGGGATGCTACAAATGTCTCTGCGGACGCTGTGCTACCTGCTACTACCGGAGCCTTGGTTGGGGCGAACACTAGAGCGACCGCGATTGTCAAATTGCAAGGGTAAAACCAGGAGGCCGAACGTATGAAAGAAGCAGTAAAGACATGGATACCGGTAATAACGCTACTCGCGGGAGTTGGCGGATACTGGGTCTATAACCAGGTAGCAGCGCACCGAGAAATTGACGAGAAGCTAATTTCAATTCTCGCCAACCAGTGCAAGGTGTCGTTAGAGTCCGAAGGTTACACAGTAACAAAGGTCGAACCCAGTGGCGATGCGAAGCAGTGACTTCCCTCGTCTATTGGAACCGAGGAGGTTAGTAAAAAGTGCCAGAAAGCGCAAGACAAAAGCGAGCCGCGTGCGCCGATTACGGCCGCGCAAAAGCCGGTAAGGGCCCTAGGACATTTAAGGGCATGGGCATGAAGAAGTTGCGTGACTTTTGCGTGAGTCCTGTCAAGAAGGCCCACGGCGGCAGGGTCTATAAGAAATCAGCCTCGTACAAGAAGTCTAGTAGGAAGCGGGGCTAGATGGCGGCGCCAAGCTGTAGCGCGAAGGTCGAAGTAGCAGTCGCCGGGACCGAGATCACGGTTAAGGTAGACGAGACTGGACAGGTATCGACCAAGTTCGTGCCCAACACGCTTGAGTGCCAGGGCCTGGCTACGGCCTACATCGCTGACATTCAGCGCCACATGTTCAACATTTTTGAGCTTTACGAGAAACTAAGGGTCCTGCCCTAACATGGCCTACCCAATAGACGGCGCGGCTGAAATCCGGCTAAACGAGGACGAGCGCCTCAAGATCGGCGCGGATTTCAAGAACTGGATCGAGGGTGTCGAGCGAGCCCGTACCAAGCGCAATGTTGATGTCTGGCAGAAGGCATTTGACAACTACGAGCAAACGGCCCGAATTAAGCAATTCCCTTGGCCCGGCGCGTCAAACGCCCGAATCCCCATCACTCCCTCGCACTCTAACACCCTCGCGGCGCGCATCTATAACGCGGCCACAGCACAGGAGCCGGGCGTAATTATTCTAGCTGGGCGCCAGGGCAACATTATCGAAGAGGGCCAGTTCGACGAGGCGGTTAGTTACGAATGGTGGGCGCAGCGCTGGGCCAAGATTGCCGAGTGGATCGAGAAAGCTGAAATCGAAGTAGACGAGATGTTGGACGAGCTGATTCTCACGTTCGTCCTGTATGGCGATGCGTTCATTTACCTTCCCTGGGAAGTGGAGGAGGTAATGGACGTTGAGATGGGTCGTGGTGGGGAGCTTAAAAAGACCCCCCGCACGCTCATTGATCGACCTGTGCCCAAGGTTCTTCACCCCAAGGACGTTATTATTGCCCATTTTGAGAAGAGCGTTCAGTCCGCTCGGCGCGTGGGCGTCCAGTGGCTACTTGACCTGCCAAAGATAGACGAGTTCGAGGCACAGGGGATCTACACGAGCAAAATGGCGGACAAGCTGCGCGAAAAGCTCGACGCCAAGAAGTCCCACGCTGAGGAAAGCAAAAAGGTTCGTGGTAACTTCGCTGGGACATACTATAAAGAGTGGGGCGGCTCGTATATGTCCAATGACGAGTTCCAGCGCCAGGTGGACCAGCGTATTGGAGTGGACCCCGATGAGCAGCCCAATGCGTTGACAATGGTTAGAGTATTCGCGCGCGCGGATCTAGACGATGACGGTGTGCCCGAAGAAGTCATCTACGACGTGGAGAAGGAAGAGGGTCTTGTCCCGTACGCCCGCTATAATAACATCCTTCACCGCCAGCGGCCCCTAGTTCACTTCTATTTCGAGAAGCGTCCGGGCTCGATTTATAACCGGGGCGTTCCCGAGATGCTAATGAATATCCAGAAGATTCTGGACACGAGTGTCAGGGACCTCCTAGATAACAATAAAGTCCGCAATACTAAGGTATTCGTTGGGCGCAAGGGCGGGCCTCTCGAAGCGAACACCAAGCTCTATCCCGGCCGACTGTTCCTTCTAAACAACCCACGCGAGGACTTGCAGGCTCTAGATCTGGGCTCCGGTACTATTAATACCACAGTTAATGACATTGCTCTTATGCAGCAGTGGGGCGAGCGTCTCACAGGCGTTACGGACTTCAATCTCGGCCAAGAGCGCCGCTCGCGCACACCCGCGACCACTACCCTGGCCCTACTCGAAGAGACTAACAAGCGTATCGACAAGACCATCAGGGTATTCCGAAAGGGGATGAAGGAGTTCTGGTTCCAAACTCTACAACTCTATCTCCAAAACGGGGACCCCGAAATCCTTGCTAAGGTCTCGGCACAGGAGCAGGGCGACGAGGAGAAGTTTATTGCCGCCTGGTCAGAGGTCAATGTCGAAGACTTTCGGCGCCAGGTGGAAATACAGCCCGAGATTTCTAGCGCCGCGCTCAATCAGACGATATTGAGGCAGGAGAAACTGGCCCTGTTCCAGCAGGTCGTAACAACTCAGGATCGGCTCATTGCACTTGCCAATTCAATTGGGGGCTCTGCCGCGGATCCCGCAATGAAACAGCTTTTCGTCATCTTCGCCAAGGCCACGCACCGCGCGATGAACAATGTGCTCGACACTTTTAGCGTGCGCGACCGCAAGGAGTTTAATCCCGACATCATCAAACTACTCGAAAACGTAACAAGTGTACCACTGGAGGCCGAAGATGGAGCGACAGAAACCGGACGCAGCAACCCTGCTCAGGCAGCTGCGGGACTGGTTGCAAACCAGCCTAGTCAGCTTGGAGAGCAAGCGGCGCCTGGCGAATCCATACCCGGATCACAACGCATACCTGGCCCTACTCCAGGAAGCTAACTCACAGGAAAAGGTCTATGCGGAGGTTCTGGGCGTGATTGATGAACTTGGGAGCGGCTCTGCGTCGTATCAGGACGACCCCATGGGAGCCGACAAGCTACCTCAGTTCTGGGAGACCAGCGAACTTGAGGAGATATAAAGGAGACCGATGACTAACTACAGGAACCTAGCGGGGGCTGAGGGCGAGGGGGTCGAGGAAAATGTCGATCCTTCGCAAGACGAAGCCCTAGCCGCTAAGGAGGCAGAATCTCAAGAGTTGAAGCTCCGTGAGGCCCAGGAGCGTGCGGCAGACCGGGCCCGTGTCGAGCAGCTCGAACGAATGGTCCGTCAGGGCTTCGCGCAGCGCGGACAGCCTCATCAGGCCAACGAAGTTGCGGTGGCAAAGCAGGAACTGGGGATTACGGACCAAGATCTTGTGAAGGACCCCCAAAAGTACATCGAACAGATGGCTGAGCACATAGCGTCTCGAAAGATCCAAGAGAGCGAACAGCGTATTGGCGGAGTGTTGAGCGGACTTGTCGAGACATCCTTTGAGACCCAGCTCGGCGCCATGGGCTCACATCGCTACTATGAGGACCTAGCCCCTATCCTTCGTGAGCACTTCAACGAGAACCCCCATGAGAAGGTAGAGGCGGGCGCAGTACGGCGCCGGTTTAATGAGCTAATTGGGGCCAATCTGGACGAACTTGAGCGCAGGGCCAAGGAGCGCGAGGGGCACAAGGCTAAAGAAGATTCCAACCTCGCGCCAGACGGCGGACAGATGCGGACACCAACCCGCCCCCGCGCAGTGGAGCAAACAGTGTCTATGCCAGTGTCACAGCCGAGGGGCTCGGCTCGTAAAGAGCGTAAGGACGACGGTCTGAACTGGGCGCGTGAGGAGATTATGGAGAGTTTCAACCGTCAGGTTAGACTCAACATGACCCCCGACGAGTGGGACGACATAGAGGGTGGCCGAAAGTTGCCGATCAAAACCTCGGCAATGATTCAGACAGGAAAGGGTAAGGCGAATGTCAACTACGAAAGCAGCTAAGGTGAACAAGCCGGATACGAAGGCCATAGCCGCGAGGGCTGTCGAGGAGATCATGAGCGGTGAGGTCCAGACTGTAGCGGTGGACGATCAAATCGGTCGCTCGCCCGATAGGGACGCCACCAAAGTCCCAGCGCAGCGTGACTATATCTCAGGCACCCGGCGCCCCGACATGACGCATGTACCCGAGTTTGCCTATGACCAGGATATTGACGTTGAGCGTAGGGTCAAGATGCCCGACGACTATGCCTATTGTTGGGTATCTGACGCGCACGTAAGCAAATACAGGGTCCTGGGCTATAAGTTCTGCCTGTATAACGGTGGAAATCAGTCAGGATTCTCTGAGCGCGGACTCAAGGGTACTGGACTCTACGAATGCACAGTCACCGGGCATGTTCGCAACGGCGATTGTGTTCTTATGTTCGCGCCGAAACGGCTCTGGGAGGAACTTGTAGCCCAGGACGTAGAGCGCGTAGCCAAATGGAACATGGCGCCGAAGGGCCAATTCCACGACCTCGGGTACAGTCAAGGCGTTCGTACCTTTGAGGAAGAGGACGGCCAGATTAAGTACAACTAGTTTTCACTAACGGAGGTTTAACTGAATGGCTACTCAATACACTGTTGGTGGGTCAGAAACGAGCACGCAAGTCCGAAGACCATCAGGTCGTATGCCGAGGAGGCTTCGCAGACCTTCAAAAAGGGTGCTGCGGTGGTTCTCGACTCGACCTCGAAGGAAGTTGAGGAGCTGGCTACAACGGCCGGTGTCCCCAACTCTGTCATTCTCCTGGGCTTTGCCCTAGAGGATGCGACGGGGACGGCGGGATCAGAGATTGATGTTTTGATCCCCCAGCCTGGTGATGTCTTCACTGCTGCTGTACTGACTGATCAGGACACGACTGTCGCGCCGGATTACGATACCGACGTGGCGGAGAATTACGCCTTGATCAAGATGTCGGCTACAGCGGGAGACGGAGATGAGTGGGGCCTCGAAAGGGCAGCCGGTGAGGCTTCCCCCTTTGTTGAGGTCATCGGACTCGACCCACGTGATGCAACCCGGCGCGGAGTTGACCCTAACGCGGTCGCCTCGGCGCTTAATGCTGGTGACAGGCTCCTGTTCAAGGTCCTGGCCACAGTGCTCGATGACGAGCCCCAGCAGTAGTTTTTAAATTTAACTGGAGGTAGTTTCCAATGGCGATGCGATCTTCTGATTTCCCTGAGTTGCTCGATACGCCCTTGCGGAAAATCTTCTTCCTTTCTCTCGAAAATTCTCGCCCCGAATACCAGCGCTGGATCAACATCGTTGAGACCAAGCGGGCATTCGAGGATGATTTGCGGATGGCAGAGTTCGGTTCGATTCCTCAGCACACTGAGGGCTCGACCCCCCTGTTTGAAGACGCAATCGAGGGCACAACGAAGAGGTACGCTCCGCTGGAGTATGTGGGTGGTTACATTATCACCCAGGTGCTCCGAGAGGACGAGCTTCACGGGATTATGGGCCGGATGACTGAGGGCCTTCGGGAGTCCCAGCGAAACCTGTTCGAGGTTCAGGCATATAACATCCTGAACAACTCGACCACAGCCACGACCACGCGGCTACAGGGTTTTGACGGGCTGGCGCTTCTGAGTGCGGTCCACCCGAATCTGGGCAACCCGGATACACAAGCAAACAAACCAACGACCGATGTGACGCTTTCCCAGCTCGCAGTAGAAAACGCGGTTAACACCATGACCGCGTGGACTAACGAGAAGGGCTTCCCGGTCTTCCACACCCCAAGTCTGGCGATTGTTGATACCAGTGACCAGTTCATCGCGGCTAAGATCTTCAAGAACGCGATGCGCTACGACACAGCGAATCATGAGGAAAACTGGGTAAAGCAGGGTCCGGACATGAACGGGATTAGCGAGTTTATCGCGTCTCGTTACTTCACTGCCACCAACCAGTGGTTCTTGCTCTCTGAGAAGCGGAAGCACGACCTGAATATGTTCATTCGTGTTCACCCGCAGTTTGAGACGAGCATTGACTTCCCGACCGGGAATTTGATCGTAAAGACCCGTTCGCGGCTGTTCACATCGTTCGGTCGGTGGCCTGGCGTTTTTGGCTCTAAGGGATTCTAGGGGGAGGTGACGAATGCCTTTCACTAACTTTCAGAATGGCGCCACCTCCTTCGGGATTCCCCAGTTTGGCGGCGGGCCCTGGCTCGGTGTTCCTAACCCTGCCACCCCCGGCAAGGTTCTCTTCGTAGACGGCACGAATGGGTCAGATGAGTTTGACGGCACTGCCGAGCACCCAGTCCAGACGATTCAGCAAGCAGTGGATCTCTCGACCAGCGGAGCGGGCGATGTCATTCTCGTCTATCCTGGCACCTACGTCGAAACTGTCACCGTTACGTCTAAGGACTACGTGACCATCATGGGCGTTCGCTCGGGTTACGGTAGGCCGGACGTGGAGCCCGCTAGTGGCCGTGCCCTGTTTGTGGATAACTCACAGGGCGTGGTCGTTAGGAGTCTTAGGTTCCGGGCTCGGGCAAGTGCTGTGGCTGTGCGGCAGGAAGGAAACGGGTTCTTGTACGAGGACTGCGTTTTCGACGGTCGTACTGGCGATAGCGGTCTGCTCCAACTTGTTGGCGATGCGACTGACGATAGTTTCACAGCGTCAGAAGGTGCGGTTGTGAATTGCCTCTTCAGGGACGGCAATACGGATGCGCTGATTATGCAGCATGCGGATGCCCCAAATGGAGTTGGCACGACTCACAATCAAATCCTCTACAATCGCTTCATCGACAACACCGGTGACGATATTGCTACTGCGGCTGGAGCGTCGGGGGGCGGGGCTGGTATTTGCCAGGATGTTGTAATCTATGGCAACCAGTTCGTCTCAATCGACAAGGCGGTCTATCTCGATATGGACCAGGCTAGTTTCTCGGGCGGGGATGAGGCTACGAATAGTGGCTTAATCTCTGGCAATTACTTCGGAGACGATGCGGCGCTCGACGCGACTAAGATTGACATCTCGGGCACGAGCTTCCGTTTCGTTGGCAACTACAACGCGATTGGGGTGGTTGACGGTTCCACGTTCGATAACTAATCCAGGGGGGTATCTCTAATGCCAAAAGACATTAAGGCCAACCCTTGGGTCTTCGATGCCGAAGGTCAAGGCGAGGGGTTTGGCCCTAACGAGGACGGCGTAGCTGTCAACTTTAGCGAGGTCAAGCCCTACGTCTCTCGCATCAAAATCATGGGAGGCGACGGCGGAACGGTTGAGATCTTGTCGCGCCAGAACACATCTAGCGGCGACCACGCACGCTACGAGATTTTGCCCATAGTCACGGCGGCCGCAAACGCGGTTACGGATCATGTGGTGAATCAAGTAGTGGACGGGATTTATATCAACGATCTCCCACTAAACGCCAAAGTCTACGTCTACCACGGGCACGAAGCAAGCGGACTGTAGGGGAGGGCTAATATGGCCTACCCGAACATCGGCCGGGGGTGGGGGCCCTTTGGCAGGGTTCCCGCCCTATGGCTGTAACGCTTGATGGCACGAGCGAATACTATCTAAGGTCGGACGGGCTCAAAAGCGCGGCCGACGCGAAGGTGGGGACGTTTGCCTGCTGGTTTAGGCGAGCGGCGATTGGATCCATACAGACGCTGTTCTCTATAAGCCAGGGGGCCAGCGAGCGTTTCTCCGTCACGCTCGACGCATCGAATCTCGTTCAAGTGGCGGGATCTAATTCGGCCGGTGTTAGTATTCTCGCCTACCCCGCTGACGTAGCAATCACCAACCTCACCAACTACCACCACCTCGTCACGAGCTGGGATTTAGCTAACGCCGAGTTCCACCTCTATCTGGACAGGGTCGAGGCTCGCGGGACGGTCGTTACGCAGACTGACGCGAATATTGACTACACGGGCGATACGGCAGCGGTTGGTGCGCGGAGTCATGATGCTGCGAGGCTCTGGAACGGCGATATTGCGGAGGTATTTTTCGACCCTACGACCTTCGTTGACCTGAGCGATTCGGACGAGCTTGGTAAATTTGTTTCACAGGACAACTCTAGTAATAGCCAGGGGGAGTTTCTCAAGTCAGAGCCGGGAGTCCAGTATAAGCCAGTAGGCTACGGACACGACGCGAGTTTCGCTACCGGCGCGAGGCCCTCGGTCTTTCTGCATGGCTACGGGCCCGCCTTCGGCCAGAACAAAGGCACTGGTGGGTCTTTTAATATGGTCGGTACACCGGCTAACGACTCGGATCTTAGCCCCTATCGCCATCATGCCAAGTGGCCTACGCCGGGGCTCAGGTGGTTCATGTCGGAACGGTCGGGATTCCTGTACCCGCGCGGGGACACCTTCGTAGAAAAGCGGGAGGGGATACCAGGCTACGGGCAGCGCATGGGCCAGGACGAGCTGGACGACACAACTAGAGAAGAGCAGCCCCACACCGACTTCCTCTCGATGATCTTCCAAGACCGTGAGGACGACAAGGAAGAGAAGGACAGATAATGGCGGTACTTTCTGACATCCTAGCGCGGGTCAAGTTTCGCTCGGGGTCCAAGACGGGCGCGGACTCGCAGGTCACGGCGAATATTAACGAGGCCACGCGACATACGATTTTACGCGCTCGCCCGCAAGAGATGCAAACCACGGCCACGTTCGCTACGTCTAGCGGGACCTCTAGCTATGCGTTCTCGACCATCGCTACGGACTTGTTAGCGGTTCTATACGTCCGGGATAACACGGACGATGTTCCCCTGCTCCGAGGCGACATCGAGCACTTCAATAGGCTGCAACAGGATACTTCAGACACGTCCAATCTGGGGGATCCTCGGCGCTGGACCCGACAGGGCAATAACTTGATCCTATACTCGAAAATCCCCGATGGTACTAGCCGAACAATAAAGCTCACGTATCTGAAAGACTTCACCGACCTAGTGAATAGCGGAGATACGTTCCCGCTGAACGAGGAATGGCTCCTGCCGGTGGAACAATATGCCTCAGCTTTGACTATGTTAGACCTCAATGCCGAGGCCAAAGCAAGCGCCAAGTTTGCAGTTTACGAGCAAATGATCTCCTCCCGCGAGAGCCCCAAGGGAATTGAGGACGAGTCCTCGTGGTCCCAGATGTACCCGATCTCTAACACTGGTATCAATAGCGATTTCTAATGCCCTTTACACAGCTAACTCCGCTCGATGACCAGGGCCTCAGATCAAGTCGGCCCGCTAACGAAGTCAAGTGGCGGACGCTCACGAATGTAATAGCGCGCGATGGTGCGCTCAGGCGCAGGCCGGGGTTTGTCAATCCCAAGGGCGTACGGAACGAGAATCTCCCAGACAATACACAAGTAGGAACTACGGTAGTTATCGCGGAGATTAACAATCCTGGCTCGTCTGCCGAAGGCCGGTCGGGTTACTCATACGTGGCGGAGACGATTCGTCCCGACGCGACGGGGACTAATAACGGGTGGTTCAGGAATGACGGGGTTACTACGACCAACCTCCACTTAGATATAGACGAGACGGGCACGCTCGATGCGGCGGTTATTAGGACGCCCACGCTCGGCGCGGATGTGGCTATAGGATTTGTGGATCCTGTCAACTCCCCAGACATCACCGTGGGCCGAGTGCTACGGGGCCGCGCCAGACTGTTAGCCATTAACGGCACGCGGGCGGTTCTGAACTTCTACGCTGGCAGCATATCTGATGATAACCTCATTGGCACAGCGACCATATCGGTCTCCGCTACGGACTCCGGTACTTCTGAGTGGGATAACATTCAACTTCAGGGCGTCTGGAGCGACGATGAGATAATCATCCAGTACGTGGACGGGGACATAAGCGGCGTGGATATGTTGTTGCCTAACGGTAATGGCGACGATACTGCATGGCGTGATGCCGAGGACCTGTCCACTGCCAGCTTTGCAGATTTTAATGAATCCCCTTGGGACCTGTGGGACGCTCCCCCGGCTCACCAGTTGAATGGTGTACAGCCGGATCCAGGGCCGGGCGGACTAAACGACAAGCAGGGATTCACGTTTCCCGCACCCAATAACACCTTTAGCACCATAAATGAGCTTGTGTTACTCGTGGGCGGGAATAAAGTGCAACTAGCCGAGCCCAAGCTAGATATTATCTATAAGGTGGGCGGCGTTGAATACACACTTGGGTCAAATGTTGAAATCTCCAACTTTGATAGCGTGTACAGGGCTTTCGATATTCTAGCCGCCTCCCCGCTCAATCCGGCTACGTCTCTGGCATGGACCACCGCAGATATAACCAGCGGACAGTTTATATTCAAATATGCGGGCGGCGGGCAGAATTTTGTAATCGACCAGACTGGGTTGTTTATCGGGGGGAAGCTCTCCTCGGCCCCCCAAGTAGGCATAGACTATCTTGCGATCGATATTCTGCAAGCCACCGCAGATAACAACGCTGACGACAACGTGCTAGGCAAGTCGGCAATTTACGTTACGACTAATAACTACTTCAAACTCGGGACCGATGCCTTCGGTCAAGCCATACTTGATGTGGCTGGAGGCACAGCTAATATAACCACTGGTCCAGTACCTCTAGACCATACGATCCTCTATGGCCAGCTTTATGTGGTCAACGGTATAGACGACACCAGGCGCTATCCTACGGCTGGGGGCGTGTTCGAGGCGCTTTCGACAAACCTGGATGGCGCCAACCCCATAACAGGCCGGTGCGTGGAGGCTTTCGCGGATCGCATATTCTACGGATGGGTCAATGAGGACGGTACGCAGACCCCCGAGCGTATTGCGTGGTCTGTGTTTCAAAACGGGGGAACCCACAATGGAGCCTCGGCTGGCGATGCGGACCTGTTAGATACTCCTGGGGGGATTCTAGCACTAGGCGTCATAACTGAAGACACCTGCACGGCGGTCAAGGAGCAGGGGGTTTACTTGCTCCGGCGCACAGGTAACAGCGTCATCCCATTTATTCGCGACGTGATTGATTTTCATTCAGGCATTGTGGCCCCCCGCACCTTTCAAACTGTTATTACGCCCGATGGCAATACTATTCAGCTATGGCTAGGCTTTAGCCCCGCCAAGGGCCTTAACGTGTTCATGTTCGACGGGTCGCAGGTACGAGCGGTGGGGGATGAGATCCATAAGGAATTGCGTGACGACTCTAACCCCATGACCATCGCCTCGAACTCATTTGCAGAGATTGACCCGCAGGGGGCTGGTTACTGGCTATTTGTGCCAGAGGGTGAGGAAATACTCCCCACTAATGGATTCTTTTACAGCCTTCGACAGGGCCAGTGGTATAGGGTCACCTTACCCTACTTTGCCTCATGCGCGGGTCGATGGACCATCCGTGACGACTCGGTAACTACGTCCCTTGCGCTTCGTGGCAATGACAACATG